TCTTTTGCGTGCCAAAAGAGAACCAGAAAAGCACCTGCTACTTCCGAGGCGCGGGAGGCACGGGAAAGGGGCTGCTCGCCCCTTTCAGACCCCAAAGAAGATGTCGAAACGGAAAAAAGCTAGCCGCTTCGCTAAACGCTTTTTTCTCGTTTCTCCGATTTGAAAACGAGTGGAGGGTAACATGATCAAAATTGAGATGATGGATACGGACAAAGGCTACAGTCTGGCTGCAAGCGGTCATGCAGGCTACGCTCCGGCGGGGCAGGACATCGTGTGTGCGGCGGTTTCTGTGCTGGCGCAGACGCTGGCAAACAAGGTAGAAGCTGCTGCAAGGAGCGGAAGGCTGCTGACGAGCTGTGTGCAGCATGGCGAGACTTTTGTGGTGCAGGCTTTGCCGAAACCCGGCCCGAACGCTTTGATGGTCGCAAGCTGGTTTGACTTTGTGGAAGAGGGCCTGCGTGCGCTGGCGGAAGAGCATCCGGACAATGTCGAGCTGGTAGTCACAGACGGCGGTGCAGATGATATGGACGGACCTGCCATGAAATTGCAGATGTTTGCTGAGGGCGGCGATGGTGCAGCAGAAGGCACTGGCGAAGCTGCGGCGGCAGAAAAGGCTGCGGCTGCTCTCGCCCAGGGCAAAGGCCGGGAGGCTGCTGCCGCCCAGGTGGATGAGATGCTGAGCCCGGCGGAAGAGCCGGACGCGGAGGAAGATGCTGCTGAAGGCGAGGAACAGGACGGTGCCGCAGACAAGAGCGGCACCGACCCGGAGGCACACCGGAAAGCGTTTGGCGAACTGATGCGGGGCGAGTACAACCGGGAGTTTGGCGAGATGATCGTGCAGGCCACCCAGAAAGCCTACGACAGCATCCTGAACGAGCAGGGGCCGGTGGGGCGTATCCTGAACGCTCTGGGCCAGAAGTACGGCACTGCTCCCGGCGACTACGAGGCACTGGCTGCGGCCGTGGAGGGCGGCGTGGTGAAGGATGACGCCTACTACGAAGACATGGCCATGAAGAAGGGCATCAGCGTCCAGCTGGCCAAGGAGATGGACGCGCTGGAAAGCGAGAACGCCAAGCACCGCGCCGCAGAGCAGCAGAGGGCGGAGGCCGCAAAGATGGAAGCCATCCAGCAGGAGTGGGACGCCGCTGCGGAGCGCATCCGGGCCGAGGACCCGGGCTTTGACATCAAGACGGCGCTGGCCGACCCGGATTTTGCCCAGATGCTCAAGCTGGGCGTGAAGATGGAGGACGCCTACAAGGCCCGCTACTTTGATGACATCATGGCCCGGCGCACCACCCAGACGGCCAAGACCGTAGAGAAGGGCGTGGAAGCCCGGATCCGCCAGCGGGGCGCACGGCCCAGCGAGAACGGCACCAACCCCGGCGGTGCGGCGGTGCTGAAGACCGACGTCTCCAAGCTGACGCCCCAGCAGTGCGAAGAGCTGGAACGCCGGGCCATGCGGGGGCAGATCATCACTTTTTAACCGGAAGGCGCTGCTGACCGAAAGAAAACCTCTCACCGTTCTTGAGGGAAGATCCGGAAAGCAGAAGCCACTCAATAAAGCAAGACACGAAAGGAGCACACAAATGAAAATCCACATGAATCTGCAGCTGTTTGCGCAGCCTGCAAACCACACCGGCGCGACCGGCATGAGCGCCGAAATGAAGACCTACTATGAGAAGCGTCTGCTGGATCAGGCGGAGCCGCTGCTGGTGCATGACCAGTTCGGCGACAAGTACCCCATCCCGGCCAACAACGGCAAGAACATCGAGTTCCGCAAGTACGAGAGCCTGCCCAAGGCCACCGAGCCGCTGACCGAGGGCGTGACCCCCAATGCTCAGGCCCTGACCGTCACCCCTATGACCGCCACCGTGAAGCAGTACGGCGGCTGGGCAGCCATCACCGACGTGCTGCAGCTGACCGCCATCGACAACAACATCACCCAGGCGACCAAGGTGCTGGCATCCCAGGCGGGCCGCACGCTGGACACTGTGACCCGCGAGGTGCTGGCGGGCGGCACCAACGTCATCTACGCGCCGGCGGGCGACACTGCCGTGACCAGCCGCGCCAACCTGACCACTGCCAGTGTGCTGACGCCGGATCTTATCGACCAGGCGGCCACCGCCCTGAAGGCCCAGAACGCCGACGCCATCGGCGAGAGCTATGTGGCCATCGTCCACCCCTATGTGGCCTATGACCTGCGCCGCAACCCGGAGTGGATCGATGTCCACAAGTATTCTACCCCCGAGAACATCTACAACGGCGAGATCGGCAAGCTGGCCGGTGTGCGCTTCATCGAGACCAGCGAGGCGAAGATCTGGACCGGCGACGGCTGCCCCACCAGTCTGGCCGTGTTCGGCACTCTGGTGCTGGCGGCTCACGCCTACGCCGTGACCGAGGTGGAGGGCGGCGGCCTGCAGCACATCGTCAAGCAGCTGGGCGCGGGCGAAGACCCGCTGAACCAGCGCGCGTCCGTGGGCTGGAAGGCCATCAAGACCGCAGAGCGCCTGTGTGAGCAGTACATGGTGCGCATCGAGAGCGTCAGCCCGAAGTACAGCGCGAAGGCGAAGGCGAACTAACACACCTCTGATGGCTCTCCCTTTGGGAGAGCTGGACACGAAGTGGCCTGAGAGGGCAAGGATGCTGACAGATAGGCATGGACGCGGCGGATAGTATGGCTCTGACAAAGAGCCTGCTTATCGACGCATGATAGCGCTATCGCAACGGGCTTGCCCTCTCCGTCACCTACGGTGACACCTCTCCCAAAGGGAGAGGCTATAGCGCAAAAGGAATAGCCCTGCGACAGAGGGCAGAAAGAAGGATACTATGGCGACTAAGAAAGAGACTGCTGAGGCGGATGCCGTGGAGAACGCGGTGGAGACGGTGGAGAAGACCGAGGCGATGGCCGAGGCAAAGGCCGAAGAGAAGGCCGAAGCAAAGGCCGAAGCAAAGGCCGAAGAGAAGGACGACGGCATGGTGACCATCCATCTGTTCAAGGATGACGACCGCTACGCGGCGCCGGTGTTCGTGGGCGTCAACGGCGATAGCTACCTCATCCAGCGCGGCATCGACGTGAAGGTGCCGAAAGCGGTGGCCGAGGTGCTGGAGCACAGCATCAAGCAGGACGCCGAGGCGGCCCGGAAGAGCCAGGCCATGCAGGCGGCGGCCGGTACGCAGATGATGACCATTTGATATTTCCCCCGGTACAGCTTGCAGGCGCTTGCTGCGCCGGGGGATTTTGCTTTGGAGGTTTTATGACAGCAGGCGAAGCGATAAAGATGGCCGACGAGCTGAGGCCGAACAACAGCTTTTCGGACGAGATGAAGCAGCTGTGGCTGCGGCAGGCCGACAGCGGCCTGCGGCGGAACGTGGTGGAGCGCAGCGACACCGGCAGCGACTTCGAGGGGCGCGGCGCGGATATTTTGTGGGCGGAAGGGCTGGAATACGACACGCCGCTGCTGGCAGACAACGCAGCGGAAGCGCTCTATCCCCACTGGCTGGCGGCGCAGATGGATCTTGCCCTCGGCGAGACAGCCCGGGCGGCGAACGAATTGCAGCTCTACACGAGCTATGTGCAGGAGTTTGCGGCGTGGGTGAGGCGGAATTATATGCCGGTGGGCGGAGGGAGGCTGATGACGTGACGAACCTGAACCAGATCAACAGTCAGCGGCAGCTGCTGCGGGTATTTGGCGGGCTGAACGAGGGGTATGCCTGCAGCGAGGCAGAGCTGAGCGAGGAGAAAAACTTCTCTTCGCGGGGATACCCGGCTCTCGAGACCCGCAAGCCCCGGCGGAAGGTGCGTCAAGCGACCGGGATGAACGGGATGTACCACCTGAACGGTCTTTTGACCGTGGAAGGCACGACCCTGCGGTATGCCCCGGACGACGGCGGCGACGCCGTGGAGCTGGAGAACGCCCTGACGGACGGCGAGAAGAAGATGGTGGGCATGGGGACCAAGGTGCTCATCTGGCCGGACAAGACGGCCTTTGACACCGCAGCGGGGACACTGAGCGCGCTGGGCTCCAGCTGGCAGCAGGGCGGCAGAAGCCTGACCGTGACCCCCTGCGACGCTGCGGGCGTGGTGTACACGCCGAACAAATTCGGCGCGACCGAACCGGAAAGCCCCGAGAACGGCGACGTCTGGCTCAAGCAGGCCGAGGATGCCCCGTGGAGCTACCGCGACGCCCTGAAGCTCTACAGCACGGCGGGCGGGTGGCAGAACATCCTACTGAACTATTGCCGCGTGACCTGCGAGGGGCTGGGCGAAGCCTTCAAGGCCGGGGACACCGTGACCCTGACGGGCATCCCGGGAGTGGTGAAGAACGCCTATTCCGCCGATTTCGGCGGGAACGTGGTGGTGGACGACGTGGCCGGGGACTCGGTGATCCTCTCCATCGCGCCGGACATTGAGAGCGTTTTGTACTACGGCACCTGTGTGGTGACGGGGCAGAGCGTGGTGTGGACGGCCATGGACGGCAAGACCACCCAGACCTTCGACGGGCCTTTCCCGGACGTGACGGCCCAGCGGCGGGTGCCGGATCTGGACTGGCTGACAGAGCACAACAACCGTGTCTGGGGCTGCTCGAGCACCGAGAACGTCATCTATGCCTGCAAGCTGGGTGACGCCACCAACTGGTTCTCCTATCGCGGCACGGCAGCGGACAGCTATGCCGTGACCGTGGGCAGCGACGGAGCATTTACCGGCGCGGCTACCTGCATGGGATACGTGCTTTTCTTCAAGGAGAACGGCCTGCACAAGCTCTACGGCACCAAACCCAGCGACTACCAGATGAGCAGCATCCAGTGCTCGGGCGTGGCCAAGGGCGCCCACCAGAGCCTCTGCGTCATCAACGAGACACTGTACTACCTCTCGATGGACGGCGTCATGGCGTGGGACGGCAGCCTGCCCACCAAGGTGTCGGCCTCGCTGGACGAGACGGCCATGAGCCGGGTGACAAGGGCGGCCGCCGGCGGGCTGGTGGGGCGGTACTACCTGCACACCGAGAGCCCCGGCGGGCAGAGGCTGCTGGTGTACGACACCGAGAAAGGACTCTGGCACGAGGAGGACGCCACCGGCTGGGCCATGTGCAGCACCGGGCGGCAGCTCTACCTCTGGGACAAAGAGGCCATCTGGGCCGCAGACGGGAGCCGGGAAGCCGGCGGCGAAGAGGACACGGTGGAATACGAGGCCGTGACCGGCGACATCGGACTCGGAGATCCGGACGACAAGTATTGCAGCCGGGTGACGGTGCGGCTGGACGCCATGGAGCGGACGGTGGTGACGCTGTGGGCCAGCTTCGACGGCGGCGAGTGGGAAGAAAAGGGCCGGGTGGACACCCGGGACAGGCGGGTGCAGGTGAACCTGCCCTTTGTCCCGACCCGGCACGACACCATGCGGCTGCGCCTGACCGGAAAAGGGCAGATCGCAGTGCGGAGCATCGCCATGACGCTGAGCAGCAGCGAGGGCGGAAGAGTGAACGGAGGTGTGCCGAGACGTGGCTAGTATCGTGGGACTTTCGAAGATCTCGATGCCGAGGCTGGAAAAGCTGGACGCGGACAGCGCCCGGGAGCTGAGGAATTATCTGTACCAGATGCAGGAGCAGCTGGAATACATTTTGAGCAACATTGACACCGAGAATCTCTCGGGGGATTTACAGGAGAAGCTGAAATAAGGCGGGAGAGGGCCTTTAGAAACGGCAGCAGCCGGGAAGAAAACCTCTCAGCTTTGCAGTCCGCCTGACGGCGGCGCTGCAAAGCAGCTCCCCTAGCGAGGGGAGCCTTTCTTAAAGGAAGGAGTGTAATTATGAGCAGTTTGAGCAATGCGAGAGCACAGCTGGATGCGTGGGAGGCGAAGAAGCCGGAAAGCTACACCAGCAAATACAAGGACAAGATCAGCGGCGTGATGGGCCAGCTGGACGGGATGAAGGATTTTAGCTACGACCCCACCCGGGATGCGGCCTACGAGCAGTACAAGAACAGCTACACCCGGCAGGCGAAGCTGGCCAACGAGAACGCCCAGGCCAACGCCAGCGCCATCTCGGGCGGGTACGGCTCCAGCTACGGCACCCAGGCGGGCCAGAGCGCCTACCAGAACGCCATGGCGGGCCTGAGCAGCGCCACGAACAGTCTGTACAGCCAGGCGCTGAACCAGTACACCCAGAAAAAGAGCGACCTGCAGAACCAGCTGAGCGGATACCAGCAGGCCGAGGCACAGGACTACGAGAAGTACCAGACCAACTACCAGAACTGGGAGAACCAGCGCAACTACTATCAGAGCGCGTACAATCAGGCGGCCAGCGAAAGCCAGGCGAAGAAGAGCCGGGGGACGGGCCTCTTTGGAACGATCCTGAGAGTTGCCGCAAGTCTGCTGCCGTTTCTGCTGTGAAAATAAAGCGCCCGGCCCGGAAGGGGCTGAGCGGTCAAAAACCTCTCCGTCACGCCTGACGGCGCGACACCTCCCCTAATAAGGGGAGGCTAAGAGGAAAGGAGATTAGAAAATGGGAGTTTTTAAGAGATACAGGGACGCGCAGGCGGCGCAGAAGGAAGCGGAGAACGCGATGCCGGGGGCGTACCAGAGCAACTACACCGACCGGATCAACGAGGCGCTGGACAGCATGGGCGCGGCCAGCAATGCGGGCTATGACGTAGGCACGGACAGCAAACTCTACCGGCAGTACCGCGCGGGCGCGCAGGCGAATGCCAGGGCGGCGGCTGAGAACGCCGCTGCGGGCGCTGCCGCGCTGAGCGGCGGGTACGGCTCCAGCTACGCAAACAGCGTGGCCCAGCAGGGCTACCAGCAGGCCATGGCCAACGTGGACAGCGGGCTGGCCGGGCTGCGGGACAAGGCCCTGACCATGTACCAGCTGAAGCAGAACGGCCTCTCGGGGCTGCTGAGTGCGCTGCAGAATCAGGACAGTCTCGAGGCGGCGGAGCATCAGGGAGCCGTGGCCAACGCGCAGGACTGGCGGGACTACAAGAAGAGCCGGGCAGACCAGGCGGCGCAGGAGAAGGGCGATTTCCTCTCGAACCTGTGGGAAATGGCGAAGAGTGTGGGCAGAGCCGGTCTGACGGCCTACGACACCTACAAGGGATACACCCAGCAGCAGTGGGAGAACGAGTTTGCCCGGGAACAGTGGGAGTACAACAAAGAGCGCACCGGCCAGAGCGATGCACTGAATGCCTACGAACAGGCGTTTAACCTGTACCAGCAGGGGGCGGGCGATGCCGCGAACGCCGTGCTGGGCCGGTATGGTCTGGACACTGGAATCTTCGACAATTACAGCGGCGCACCCATCACCCGCGCAGACAAGGCGGGTGCGCTCACGACCGCAGCCGGGCTGGCAGGCGGCGGCAGCGACGAGGCCGCACGGGCGGTGCTGGAACTGTACGGCCTGGATCCGAACTCTGTGGGGAATTACAGGACGATCGCAGGACGGCAGCTTGCAACGGCGCCGGCAAAAAAGAGCGCAGGAAGCACGGGCGGCTCTTCGGGCAGAAGGAGCAGCAGAACGAAAAGCAGCGGGAGCAGCTGGACGAACAGTCAGCTGCAAAGTATGGCAAAGACTTTTTCCTCTATGAAGGGAAATGAGCCGCTGTACGATTTTTACAAGCAGACCTTAACGGATAATGGGTGGCTCAATGCGGATACTGCGAACGTCCAGAGCGCAAGCCAGAGCGGCGGCGTAGATATGGCGGAAATGCTGGCAAAGAACTATGCGAAAAAAGGTTATAGCGCGTGGGCTATCATGAACAATATGAGCCAGAACGGGTACAGTGATGACGAAATCGCAAGAGCGCTTGAGAAAGCGGGGGTGAAGGGCTGATGGCATGGACAGCGGAAAAAGTTAAGGAAATGAGAGAAAGCAACCCATCGAAGGCGGCAGAAAGCTCTGGGTGGACGGCGGAAAAGGTGAGAGCTATCCGCACCAAGACGCCGAATCCGTCCGCTGCATCGAGCACAGTGCCGCCCAAAAGCAACATCTATGCAGATGCCCTGCAGCGGTACACCGAGCGGCACATAAGCGATATGGGGGAGGTGGATGAGAGGAACGAGCCCTCTCAGGCGAGCAGCGGGCGGAAAGAAAACCTCTCACCGTTCCCGTCGGCTGACGCCGCGCGAGAACGGAGCTCCCCTGATAGGGGAGCCCTTCTTAAAGGAAGCCCCACTGAAAGGGCGCTGGACATGGGGCAGAAATGGGGCGTACCTGCGAAGAGCGGGAACGTGCTGGAGAACGTGGGCAGCGGGGCCATGGCCTACGGCAGCGGCCGGGCGCAGGAGCTGAGAGCCAGCTTTGCCAAGGACAGCGTACCGGACGAGTTTGACCGCATCAACCAGTGGCTGGACACCGGGGACAACAAGAATCTGGCCGACGCGGTGCGCCGGGTGGACAACACCCACGGCGCGTACACGGACGCCGACCTGATCCAAAAGGGCGGCTGGACGCAGGCGCAGATCGACGAGGCCCGGAAGATGAACGCTGCGCTGGACGCCATCCCCACATGGAAGCGGTATGCGCGCCGGGCGGCGAACACCATCGGCGGCATCGGAGACACGGTGGCCGCTGCCCCGGTGCTGGGCGCGGAGTACGGCGTACAGGCGGGAAAGAACATCGACGCCACCCTGAAGAACTGGAAACAGGTGGAGCAGGAGGTAAAGGGCGACGAACACGCCCAGAGTCTTTTCGACCTTTTGACCGACGTGGACATGGATTATAACCCTACCTGGCCGGAGAGCCGGAACCGGGAGCTCATCTCGATGGGGTACAACTCCAAGGAGATCCGGGAGATGCGCCAGCGGCTGGCGGGGC